GAAAACGAAGAAGAAAACGAAGAAGAAAGTGAAGAAGAACAAGAAGAAGCACCAAAACAAAAAACATATGATTTCAACATTGACGCAGAGCGAATCTATGCGTCTTTTTTAATGGACTATAATCTCGATTTATTCAAAGAACAAGGAAAGCTGCACTGGAAGAAGTTCATGGCTTTGTTTAGTGGATTGAGTGAGAAAACCCCTTTTATGCAAGTGGTGAACATTCGCACGATGGAAGTGCCAAAGGAAACAAAGCACAACAAAAAAGACCGACAACGAATTCAAAAATTAAAACGTCAATATGCGCTTGATAAAGAAGATAAGAACGCTGATGACGTGTTCGAGGATATGATAACAGCTTTTGGTGGGAAAGGCAGGTGATTAAATGGCTGATGGAAAGATAAGTATTGATACGAGGATAAATCAAAAAGGCATTGATACAGGCATTAAGACGATGCAAACCAAATTGAATAAAACGGGTGCCAAACTAAAGAGCGCAGGCATGAAAATGTCAGCAGGGTTCACAGCTCCGATTTTAGCATTAGGCGGTGTGGCTTTTGCTGCAGCTGATGATATCGATAAAGCGTATCGAAACATACGAGTTGGTACTGGTAAAGTAGGCGAAGATCTAGACGAACTAAAAGAGCAGTTTGATGAAGTTTTCACTAATGTTCCAGATAGTGCTGATACTGTATCGAATGCATTAGCAACTATGAACACATTAACGGGTGCTACTGGTGATGTTTTAAGTGACTTAACCCAAAGTACACTAGATGCTTCAAGAACGTTAGGTGAAGATGGTGTCGCTAACTCACAAGCGTTCGGTAAAGCAATGTCACAATGGCAAATACCTGCTAAAAATGGTGTAGATGAACTAGATAACCTTTACAAGTTAACACAGGATTATGGCGTTGGATTAGGCGAAATATCCAGTCACTTAACTGAATATGGTTCTGTTCTACAAAACGCAGGCTTTGATATGGGTGAATCAGCTGAGTTAATGTCCAAGCTTGAAGCAGGCGGTCTTTCTGTATCACGAGTTATGCCTGGTCTAAATATGGCTTTCCGTAACTGGTCAAGTGAAGGGAAGAATTCACGGAAAGAGTTTGAAAAGACAATAAGTAAAATGCAAGATGCTGAGACAGAAACAGAAGCACTTTCTATAGCGACAGAACAATTCGGGGCAGAAGGGGCGCAACGATTAACAACAGCTATCCGAAATGGTGCGATTCCTGCTCTTGATGAATTAGGTAAATCGTCAGGAGATTCAAAAGGCCTTATTGAAGAGACTACAGAAGCAACACTTACCATTGGTGAGGAATTCGGAATACTGAAGAATGAAGCAATGAGTAAATTGCAACCCCTCGGGCAAATTCTTTTAGATTTAGGTAAAGATGCATTACCGCCTTTAATTGACGGGATAACCAAAATGGCTGAATGGTTTAAAAACCTATCGCCAACAGCTCAAAAAGTAGTATTGATTGTTACAGCTTTAGCAGCTGCAATTGGCCCACTTCTAATTTTCGTCGGTATGATGGTAACTGCGTTTACAACACTCATGCCAATTTTAACAGCAATTGGTGGAGCATTGATGCTCTTATTAAGTCCAATCCCTATGATCATTCTAGGTGTCGGCGCTTTAGTCGTATTAATCATTGGATACTGGGATCAGATTAAAGCAGTTACTATCACCGTTTTTACAGCTATCTGGGACTTCCTAAAAATGATATGGAATGGAATAAAGACTTATTTCATTACAATGTTCGCAGTATTTAAAGTCATTTTTACAACCGCCTTTAACATGATGAAAACCATTATAATGACAGTGCTTAACTTTATATGGGGGTTTATCAAAGGTGTGTGGAACGGCATTAAATCAGTATTCAACACCGTAATAACAGCTATTGTTAATTTTGTTAAATCACGATGGGAACGAATGAAGAGGAATGTAACAACAGTTTTCAACATAATCAGAAACGTTATATCTGCTGTTTGGAATACAATCAAATCCGTAACGTCAAGCGTTTGGAATGGCATAACTGGAACATTAGGCGGTATATGGAATGGATTAAAAAACACAGTGTCCAAAGCATTTAACTGGATAAAGGACACAATTAGCGGTGTGTGGGATAGTGTTAAAAGTTCCACTGATGCAATATGGGACGGCATTACTGGTTCTATTAAAGGAGCAATCAATGGTGTTATTGGAGCAATTAACGGAATGATCAATGCGTTAAACGGATTAAGTATTAGCCTTCCTACCATTCCGGATTGGGTGCCTGGTTTCGGTGGTAAAGGTGGAGGATCTATAAGCTTCCCGAACATACCTAAAATACCTAGCTTAGATGTTGGTACGAACTTTGTCGCTCAAGATGGACTAGCAATGTTACATGCTGGCGAGGCGGTTGTGCCTAAAGAGTATAATCCAGCGCTTGGTAATGAAAAAGAGAAGAAACAACCAGCGCATTTAACTTTTGTTTTGGGTGGAACAGAATATAATGCATTCGTTGACGATATATCTGAAACTCAAGAACGCAAAAGTTATCGTTTGAGGAAGGGGTGAGCAGGTGCTGTTTAATGGAGTGGACTTAACGCCATATTTAAAAATAAAAACTATTACTGGTCGTGGAATAGTTAATCGTGATGTAGAAATGATAGAAGTTCCTGGGATTGACGGTGCACACTATAAACGAAAGAAAAGACCTCCAAGACCTTTAGGGATTGAATCAAACATAATCGCTAAAGGGCGGACGGATTTACGCTTAATGATTGACGAGTTGAATGGGATATTAGCTGTCGACGAGCCTAAATCTATAATTTTTCCTGACGAACCCAATATCGAGTATTTTGGAATTCCTGCTCAAACGGGTGAAAACGATGAATTCTTTTTTATGCACCAAGGGCAAATGACTATCATATGTCCAAATCCGGATAAATACGGCTCTGAAAAAGTATATAACTTTACCAGTGGAGCAATCGCTTTAACCAATAACGGTACCGCTGATGCAAAGCCTATAATCGACGTCACAATGGACGTTGCTTCATCAGATCTAGTTATATCAAATGGTGAAAAGACATTGCGTGTTATATATGACCTGGTTATCGGTGATGCATTACAAATTGATTTTCAAAAAAGGAAAGTATTTATAAACGGTGTCCTGCAAATGACAGCTGTAGATTTAAATAATCCGCACTTTTTTGCGTTGAAACCTGGTGAGAATAATTTAACCATTACACCAGCAACCACTGCATCATTAACATATAGGGAGATGTGGAAGTAATGGAAAAAGAGCCCATTTATATATTCGATAGCGCTGATAAGTTATTAACCATCTTAACCGAATACACTGAAGCCCCTTTTGATGAATCAACCGAAAAAGAAGTGTCCTTTGAAATTGCATTACCGTCTGATGTCGAAGGCACTGAACACATAATTGGTGGTAACCAGGTAGCCTTTCGTGATTTAGAAGGTCGTTTTCGTTTATTCGATATAAAAGAAACGGATGATGAGGATGGTTCTAACTTTGAAAAGCGTGCATTTTGTTCACCTGCTATAAATGAATTGAACGATACCATAGTTGAAGATGTTCGTCCGGAAAATGCTACTGCTGAACAAGCAACTACTTCTGTTTTATCTGGTACTAGATTCTTAGTTGGTAATATTGCTAGTCTTGGTACACAAACGACTAATTTTTACTACATTACTGCTAAACAATCACTAAAGAAGATCGTTAATGTCTGGGGCGGTGAACTTGTTGATCGTATTAAAATCGATGACACAGGCATAGCTGGTCGTTATATAGATATAGTGTATCGTCGTGGTGCTGATAAAGGTAAGCGTTTTGAAATTGATAAGGATATTCAAAGCATAGTTCGAACAGTGCTGCATTATCCTAAAACAGCCTTATATGGTCGTGGGTCATCAATTGAAAGTGGAGATGGTTACAGTCGTAAGATTACGTTTGCAGATATTGAGTGGTCAACAGCAAATGGCGATCCAGTCGATAAGCCACTTGGTCAGGAATGGGTTGGTGATCCGGAAGCGTTACAGGAACACGGTATTATTCAGAAAGACGGAAGTAAGAAGCACCGTGAAGGTTCATTTGAAGATGGCCAAGAAAAAGATAAAAGTTTACTCCTTCAAAAAACATGGGATGCACTACAGCAGCAAAAATCACCAAAAGCACGTTATAAAATGTCCGTTAATACATTCTATGGAATTGCAGGGTATGAACATGAACAGGTATTACTAGGTGATACAGGTGCGATAATTGACGATAAGATTAAACCACCTATCGTACTTGAATCCAGAGTGATTAGGCTTAAATATGATGTTGGTAATCCGACTGATGGTGAAGTAACTATCGGTAATTTTTTGGAACTAAATAAAGATAGAGATAGGTTAAATCAGTTAGAGGAAACAGTTAATGACAAATCCGGACTCTGGGAACAAAGTGAAACAATAACTGATGATAGTTTTCCTGATGACATACCACCAGTACCGACTAACTTTAATGCAAACGGACTGTTCAAGATTATTCAGCTTATGTGGGATTATGACCCATCTTCTTATATTGCAGCATACGAGGTCTATGCTTCACAAACAGCCGGTTTTGTACCCGATTCTACTAATTTAGTTTGGAAGGGTAAAACGGGTGGCTATAATCATGAAGCAGCTGTTAACCAGCAATGGTATTTCAGAATAAGAGCTGTTAATACACATGGAACTGCATCAGCCTATAGTGCTGAAATAAGTGCTCAGACGTTGCAAATAAATGCTAGTACTGAAATAGCTGAGGAAACAATCACTAAAAAGTTACTGGCTAGGGAAGCGCTTATTGATAGTATTCATATCGGTAATGCAGTTATTACTGATGCGAAACTTGATAGAGCAAGTGCAAATAAAATAAAAATTAAAAGTGCTGATATTGTTGATTTAGTAGCAGAAAAAATAACAGGTGGAGACTTTACTGGTAAAACGTTTACAGGTGGTATGTTTGAAGGTTCGTCAATAAAATCTGTTTCATCAAGTAATGCCGGATACTATACTGAATTAATTAACGGTACGTTTGTAATTAACCGTAATGATGGCAACTTACAATATAGAACAGAGACAAACCAGTACGGAGAGATGCTATTTGGCACAGGGTCGTCGGCTCTTACTAGCCCAGGAGTTACCATAAGCCCATTAGGGGAAATAGCAGTTACAAACAGGGTTACGGTTGCAGGTGGAACGCAACTATCTGAAGGACGGCTAAGGATGGAAAGTAGCAATGGAACCTTTGCATCTTTAGAAATACCAACGAGCCGTTATGCTTTTAGGTTTAATGATATTGTAGAATTTCGTAATGGTGTAGAATTTTATGAGCCATCAAAAGTACATGTATCAGTTAATCCACCCACAGGAGACCCTTTATTTCGAGTCTTAAGCTCAGGTAATTCAGAACGCCTTAGGGTAGAACATAACGGAGTAACTTCAACATCGAACAGTTTTCATGCGGATGGGCAGATAAGCGGTAACTCAATATCTATTGGTAATGGAGGTATTACCTCACAAGGATATATAGAAACAAATGTGGTTGACCATAATGGAATAGGCAGCCATTTATACACACGACCTGCATCAGATGGAGCAGTGAGAGTTACAGCAAAAGGCACTACATCAACATACAGACCTATCTCAGCATCGGATTTTAGAACAGCGTCGTTAGCTGAATATAAAACAAACATCGAACTATACAACGGAAATGCTCTTGACATACTGAAAAATTACTCTGAAATACATGAATATGATTTAAAAAATGATATTGCTAACGGAGTAAATAAACGACACTTAGGTTTTGTAATCGGCCAAGGGTATAAAACACCAAATGAAGTAATTTCAGAGGATGGGGTATCTGTTTCCGGCTACTCGCACCGTAGTTTGAACACAAAGGCAATTCAAGAATTATTCTTTAAACACCTTAACCATGAAGAGAGAATCAGTTCTTTAGAATCAAGAATTGAACAGTTAGAACAAGCTGCATAGGAGGAATGTTAATGAAGTTAACTGTTGAAAACGTAAAATTAATACCAACAATTAACCTGCTTTCAGAGTTAAGCCTGAAAGGTAAAGAATCAAGGCATCGATCTAAAATAATAAATGAGTTAAAAGGTCGAGCTCAAGAAGTAACAGAGCAAGAAGCTGAACTAATCAAGGAACACTCTTATCTAGATGATGAAGGTAATCCTAAAAAGACTGATGATGGGAAAGGTTATAACATTAAGGACATGGATGCCTTTGTAAAGGACACCAATGAATTGTATTCTGAAGTATTTGTTTTGGAAGGGGGAAACTTTACAGATCCACTCAAGACAATAAAGCAGGTACTGCTAAATTCTGATAAAGAATGGAAAGGGCAAGAAGCTGAGATATATGATTATTTATGTGAACAGCTTGAACAGGAGGATAATGATGAAGCGTAAAATACTTTCTATTACAATGATCTTGTTATTGATTGGCGCAGGAACAGTTAGCGCATTGGTATACCATATCAATGATGCAGCTGATAATCTAAAGAATGAATACAAAGAAGAAGTTGAAGTTTATCAGTCTGAAAAGGATATTAAGATTAAAAATGACGTTTCTCACATAACCCAGCAGGAAATTGAGCGAATGCAAACCGAAACAAGGGATTATTTAAACCAACGTTTGGGCGACGATTATCAAGATTCATTAAATGAAAAATCAGATGAAATACAGAAGGTTACCGATGAAAAAATTGAAGAAATTAAGCAGTATATTGATGAGTTGTTGAGCGCCGAATAGGCGTTATTTTTATGTCGCAATGTTAGGGGGTCACGAATGAGTGAGGAGATGGACAACGTGGATGTTTGGAAAGAAAGCATACAGCAAGATATCAGTGATTTGAAGCAAGATCAAAAACAGTTGAGAAGTGATGTAGACAGTCTAAAATTTAATGATATTAAACAGGATGAAAAAATCACATCCTTACAAACTACTCTCACATCAATACAAGACGACACGAAATGGATTAGAAGGATGATTACAAAAGCTATTGTATCTGCCGTTATCACTGGGGTGATTGGTGGTGCGATTGCTTTATTTTTTACTAAATTTTAAAGAGGTGTTAATTATGTTTAAATCAAAGCGAGTGAAAAAGCTTGAACAACGTGTAGCGGATTTAGAAAAGAAGGTCGCCGCGGCAACGACGACCCGCAGTCATCCATTTGGTGATAGCGATAATGGATTTTCCACCGAAGATAGACTTAAGTCAGATTAAATAGAATGTCCGATATGGTCATGGATCCAATCCCAAGCCTCTTGTGGCAACCAACCTTGATAGTCATTCGTAACTTTAATAATTAAATAACTGTCACCTTTATCGGTGGCACTTTCCAATTTATCGCCAATTTGGTTTGAACTATAACTTGTATCAACCAACCACGTTGAATCGAGGTAATGGCACCATGCACCTAGCGATTTAATTGTTTCATAGAGATTATCATAGTCTTGGCCCGGCTTATTAAGGTCATAAGTTATTAAGTAAACTGCCATGATTCACACCCCCTTCCACTTACACCATTCGACAGGAAGGGGCAAATATCCTTGAAGGAGGAAAAAACATGAAAAGCAAAGCAAAAGATTTATCAATATTAATTGTAGGTTTCCTATCAACATTAATGGGATTTCTAGCTACGCTTAATATCAAATTTGAATGGTTAACGGAACAAAGCATCAATGCATTTGGTGCTTTTTTTGTTGCAGCTGTAATGCTTGGTAGTGGAGTTTATGCCGTATGGAAAAACACGTATGTAAGTAAGAATGCAGGGTTACAAAAGAAAGCATTACAGTCTCAAAAATTAATGAAAAAATAAGAGGAGTGTTTTATTATGACAACATTTATTAATCCAACTGATACTAAACGGGTAACAAGTGATTTCAGGACAAGCCACCGTCCAGACCATAATGGGACAGATTTTGCAGATAGTGGTTATCATCCGATTTATGCTGCAGCTACAGGTAAGGTTACTAGGTCATATCTTTCTTCTAGTTATGGCGAGTGCATCATGATTGAACATAATGAGGGAGGAGATGTTTGGGAAACAGTATATGCTCACATGCAAAGTGGCACACGTAGAGTTAATGTTGGGGACCATGTTAAGCAAGGTGATCAAATCGGTGTCATGGGTAATACGGGGCATTCTACTGGTCAGCATCTTCATTTTGAGTTGCATAAAAATGGGAACTGGAACATTGATAAGACGAATGCTGTGGATCCGTTAGATTACATTGGAAAAGATTTGTACCCAAGTAAAGCAACAAGTAATGAAGCTATTGTACCTTATCCAGGGCATTATATCGGACAAGAGTATGTAGATACTGGTATTGACGTTGAACGCATTCAGCGAGCTGTAAATGTGAAGCCAGATGGTATTTATGGACCAATTACAGAAGCAGCAGTTCGAGATTATCAGCGCAGACATGTTTTACAGGTTGACGGCATTGTTGGACCTGAAACATGGAATGTAATGTTTTAAATAAAAAAGACCCCACCAATAAAGGGTGAGGTGCGAAGAGAGGGGAGAGGCTATATGTAAGCCCGCTTCCGTTAATTACTATTTACAGTTTAAGTGAAAATATACAGTTAAATTAAACCCTCTACCTTAATTGGTGGAGGGGTCTTTTTTGGGTATTCGCTTCTTAATCCTATATTTTTGAAATCTTTCCTCGACAAACCCTATTTGTATTAGGTTATTTATGTTTTCTCTTACTTGTCCATCGTTAGTTACTTCTTCAATTTCTATTGTTTGGGGATAATTCTTATTAAGTTCAACCAGGATGCCGACTTCGATTAGGTTAAGATTATTTTCCTGGGCCACTTCTAATATGTTTTTCATATTATCGATCATCCTCCCTTGTTGGATTATTTTGATTACAGAAAATTTTACCAAAGATTAAAGACAAATTAAAAGCCATAGCATAAAACTATGGCTTAACTGTTAGGAGTAACAACAACTTAAGTTGAGGTATGGTTGTTACAGTTTTAAATTATTACATTTTACACATTATGTATCAATATTTTTCCATCGACTTTCGTGACGAAATTGTGACAAACAAATGAATAGAATAATAATTAATTATTAATATTGTATAATATGATCACTGGAGTTGATTATTATGAAATGGGAAAATCCACCGCATGATGGTAAATATAAACTAGTGGTTACAAAGAAGTTTAAGAATGATATTGGACTTGTTGTGTTGTGTCCAGATCGTAGGGAATATATCTGGCGAAATGTACCTAGCTTACATAATGAAGAGTTGAAAAAATACCTATTGTCACTTCGTGAAGGAATTGAAAAAGGTGTGTATGATCTAGAGCTTCTAACTAAGGAATTAGATGGACAATAAAGGCTCACAGTTTGGTAGAAATCATTTATTATCAAAAAAAAGTATAACTAATCAACAAAAGTTTGTTGATTAGTAGGACAACATATGTTATATTAAATATAGTAAAAATATATTTAGGAGGGAGGAGCAGTCCATGTTAACTTTATTCGGCAAGTTCAGTAGAAAGCTTAGAATCGATAATGGTGAACTGTTAAAGGATATGGCTGGTAAGTTAGGAGTGACCTCTTCTTATTTATCCGCCGTAGAAAATGGTAAGAGAAATGTTCCTCAGAACTGGGTTGGCAAATTAACTAAATTATATTCACTAACTACAGATCAACATTATGAATTAAGAAATGCCGCAGAAGAATCAAAGATTAATAATAAGGTTGATTTAAAAGGTTTTAACAATGAAGATAAAGATTTAGTGATGGCCTTAGCAAGAAAAATTGATGATATGGATGAAGCCCAAAAAGTTACGTTAAAGAATCTTCTTAACAAAAATAAATAAAAGGAGGGGGATTGCATGAGTTCTTACGTTGCAGAACCTACATCTAGAAAGAAAATAAGACAAGTTGTTAGTATTTTTAGAGATACATTTGGATTAGTAGATGATATGCTTTTCCCTGTTGTTCATTTTTTGGAAATTGGTTTATCCGAAATAAATAAAAAGTTTAATTACGAGGTCGTGTCGATAGAAGAAATGCCTGACGATTATGCAGTAACTTATCCTGAAGAACATAAGATTGTAATTAGGGAAGACGTTTATGATAGAGCGGTCTCGGGGGTAGCAAGAGACAGATTCACCATTGCTCACGAGATAGGACACTACATAATGCACAGACCTGATTTCATCGCTCTTGCACGTAATGATGGCAAACAAAAAGTACCTGCATACAAGGATCCTGAATGGCAGGCGAATACTTTTGCTGGCGAGCTACTAGCTCCACCGAACATTATAAGCGGATTGTCAGCATCAGAAATATCCAAAAAGTGCGGAGTATCAAGTGCGGTTGCGGAAATACAATTAAATAATCTATAAAACTAAAAAAATATAAAGGTAAAGGGGGATTAAAAATGGATGAAAATAAAAAAAGCCCTTGCAGAGGGCCTACGGTTGGGTAACGATCGTACTTAAGGTAATGAGTAGTCGCTACATTTAATTTAAATAGTTTCGCCAAAAACTTAATTTAAATGTATCATTATCTTACCTCTTCTGCAAGGTTTTTATACCAAAATGAAGAGGAGTAGTGATAAAAATGGTTATATGTAGACCGTTTATTACGGTAAAAGGAAGAAGAATTTTCGCTAAGGATGTTGGTAAAAAGGCCTTTTGTTTTGAGGTCACACCAGAACAACATAAAGAATATATGAAGAAGAAAAAAGAAAAGGAATAAATAATTATTTAAAGATTCTCGCGACGGGACCTTTAAAATGTCAACACAGAAGTGCTCTATCTATTAGAGAGCTTCTGTGTTTTTTATTTAGTAAGGAATATTTTTACCTCTCCAGAAAACTCTGCACACAACTTATCACACTCGTCCTTACTAGGCGTATCATCATAAGCATTGTATCTTCTCTCCGACATTGCTCCACCTAGATAAATCCAATCCTCATACTCCTCCATCTCCTGAAGAGTTCCAAAACCAACTAAGTGACCTTCAAGTTTCTTTTCCTTTTCCAATATAAATCCCCTCCTCACAACCACTATCGTTTGTGGAGGTGAAAAGGTGGCATCCAAAGTGTAAAATAATTTAATTTATTTTTGACGTTCTCTTTTTTTATGCTATAATACGAACAAGCGTTCTTGTTATGGAGGTTATTTCATGAAGAATATGCTTCAACGTTCTGTCCAGACAAAACAAAATCTCGAAATGATTAACTTAGATAATTATAACCAGGTATCTCAAAGAGTAGTAAGAGTTATAAAAATAAATGATGGGTTGGTCCTGGCTTATTGCTTCACTCGTATGAAAGTCAGAACGTTTAAGTTAGGAGATATCTTATCGGTAGAACCAGTAAGAAAACGAATGGGGGCATAA